GAGTATTTACAAAATCACGATATCTTTCCAAATTTTCAATCTTGCGATTCAACTCATTAATCGACATCAACTTCTCGTTTGCCGTTTTCTTGAAACGTGCATTCTCCGCTAGTAACTTGGTGATAAGTTCCTCACTCTTCTCATCCTTCACTTTACTGGCTCGATCAATAGCAACCATTCGCTTCTGAAATTTTATATCCAATTGGTTAAGATGCTCATCGATCTTAGCATATAGCGAATCCTTGATTCTCCTGCCTTCCTTCTGGATCTGCTTCAGTATTTCGCTCATGCCTACTTACTTGACAGGTTCCTAATGTTATCCTGAACCTGCATCTGCATTTCATCCGGACGTAATGGCCGGTGATACTGCAAATGTCCTTCCGCATCATAGTGGGCCATTCGGCTCTCTTCGTAGTACGCAATCTTGTACAGTAGTTTGGAGACAATCTGGTAGCCCTGGCTGATAATCTTCATGCTGTCCTTAAGATCAATATCCATGGACTTGGTACCTAAATCACCGTATTCAATTAATGATAACGATTCAATGACCTGGAATACCTCATCATGGCTTCGTTTCTCCATGGCCTCCTTGAATAAGGCAACGGCATTCTTCCTGGTCATTACTGCTTTGTGCGTCAGAAAGAACTGCGTCTTCAAATCATTCATTTGTTCCTCCGAAAAATCAATCCTAACATCTTCGGTTGTGGTACCGCTATGATTCGCAATGATCAACTCCGGTTCCAGAAATTTGGGAATATCTACTTCCATTGATACATATTTAAAAAGTGAAAAAAACGGGAGAACCCTAGTAAAATTCTCCCGGAGAATAATTGCTCGGAATAAACATCTTTATGCTTATGATCCAAAAACTGTAGTCAGTACATAATGTGTGGGATTTGTTACAAAATGATCTCTTTAAATCAAATATACTATTTATTAGTTTAATCTATCAACTATTTAATTGTTTTATTTGCAATGCCCCTGGCAATGTCTCGAACCGTCACCCACTTCGCCTTAAATGCCTTCATGAACGACAAATGAATTTGCTTTTGCTCTTCCCTGGATACCCCTCCATGTTCGCAAAGGTCATGGTGCTCCCGGCATAAACCAAACAGATTTTCAATGACATCCTTCAGCTTACTACCTCCCATTTGCCTGGGTTCAATATGGTGAACATCATTAGCCGGATTTAAACACATCTCACAAACGATTTCGGAGTGATCGATATAGCCAAAGAAATCGCAATATACCTTGACGTGGTGCTTCATTTATTTCATTGAATTATAAATGTGAAGTAAAAAACATAGGTCTTCAAAATCACTGTTGAACATTTCCTCAAAACTGGCATACCACCGCTCCTTTAGTGCAATCACATACACTACATTCATTCCCACCAAATTGGCTATCTCTTCATTTTTCCGGTCGATTTCTGCTTTCGCTTTTCGGCCTGCGTCAGTCGTGGGTAACGCTGATTTTTTCCCAACGAAAGCAGCCATAAGATTTGGGTCTTTACGTAACCTTCTAAGGTACTCTGAAAAAAAAAGCGCACACCTAGTACTACATCCATCGGCAAACCACTGAACAGCTTGGCACGTTCCGTCAAGAATCGTTTCCGCTCCCGATATTGTACCGGTAATTTCTCTCCCTTCTTACGCATAATAATGGCCAGTATCTTCATGTCCAACCCAAACTCAATACCTCCATCCATGTCCTTTATTGGATTCGCAGTGCGCAACTTCGAAAGATTATTTAACTCCCGCTCTAAACTCTTCGCTTCCAGTACTTCGCCCGTTTTAAATGGCCTCTCGTAACCGAAATTCCGATCTAAGGAATCTGGATCGATATAATACTTCTCGCCTTCATATTCTACACAATACGACCGGTCAATTAAATTCTTGCCTTCACTTAATTCCAATTTGAAATTATTCATCAGATTGATAATGTGAGCATAAATACGCATCACACTAACTTCCTTCCCTGGCAGCAACATAAAGCTACTGTCGATCATAGATCGAATGCTATCACCCTTGATGTTAAAAGGAATATCGGAGCAGTCTCCTACAATATGACTCACCGCAGAAATTAAATGCTCCTCCACGGACATTTCCTTATCATCCACATTCAGGTTGTGATAAAATTCCTCTTCCTTCTTGAAATCAATAAACTGACCATAGGTCATCTGACCAGGGTGAAACGGAATATTAATAACTGTTGAGTTCGTCATCAATCTGCTTTTCAGTTTGCCAAAATGTACCATCATCCTCATGCTGAAGGATCACCTTGTATTTTCCGTCAGCAATCTTCACCTTGTCCAGCAAAATATACCCAGGATAATCATGTTCAATAATTCGATCAATACTATGATTATCCTCGTCCGTCCAAATGAAATATTTATTTTCCTTTTCCATGGCTACGATTTTATCCCATCTAAAATAGCTTTCGCGATACTGTCTAATTTTCGTTTATTCCCAACATCAATTTCAGCCGTCTCTGCAAAAGAAATCATGGCCAGCACTGTCGTGGCATATTCCTTTTTATTTCCGGGATTAAAAAATTCGATAACATCCTGCACCGTCTTACAATTGTGAATATCCGGATTAACCACATACTCATCCGATTTTTTATCTGCCACAATTCCACCGGAAGGAAATTGCTTTAGAGCAGAGGGAGCTAAATTCGGATCTAACCCTAATCGGGTACGTTCTTGAACGGTCATCTTCTTGTAGTCTCCCCATCTCACTTGCACATCATCCGGGCAGCTGTCACACGGTACCACGGATTCTGCTGGCGTTGCAGCCGTTTTATTACGCTGTTTCAAATAGGTAGACCGCTTAAACTGTGGAGCGTTCTTGTCTGTCGAATCGAACAACGAAAATATATTATGCTGGTCAACCGGAAATGCACTCGCCACATTTAATAAAATAGCATTAAATTCATTTCCCTTTCCGTTATTTTCGAAATGCTCAATGTTACTCATGACCGGAGATAAAATATCTCGAACGGTGGTACTCTCAAATTTAATTTGGTCAAATCGATTAACCATTTTTTCAATTGCATCCATATCTATATTACTGCTGATTTTGTAATCCTGTTTATCGTCGGACGATAAAATAAAAATACCATCCTCATGGCCACCATATCTGAAATATCTGGCGACCTTCCAATAAGTGCTTTTACCTCATCCTTTTTAATTAATCTCAACGGCCCATCTTTGTCAACATCCCTACGCTTGATCTGCTCAAATTCTTCAATAATTTTTGTCTGTTGCTTGTCCTCCCTAAAATACATTAGTCCCTCATTGGTCAATTCAGCGACCTTATAATACATCTGCGCTTTCAGGTTTTCATACGTAGGCTTCTCAATTTTATTCTGGGTATAATTTTTATTCGGATTCGGCAACTCTTTGGAGTTTGCATTGAACGCAAAGGCTCCTGGGAAAAATCCATCCATAAATCCACCCACGCCATCATCATCAAATACAATTTTACTATTCGGGACGGCATGTTTTTCTTTTAAATTCGTAATCAACTCAATAATTTCTGGACCTTTGATCTTATCCACTACATGCAATTCGACTAATACCATACCATACCATACACCAACGACCATCTTATCACTCCCCATCAGAGCCACATCACAACTAATTACCTTATCGTTTGGATCGGGAACCACATGGGTATTATGGAACAAATCTAAAATCGTAGGATACTCAATCAGAATATCGTCTCCCTCATCATACATGAAGTTACCGTGCAGTAACCGCTCAATTAACACAGAGTTTTTCGATTCCAAAATAGAACGCCTATACTGCTCTTGATCAATATCCAGGTTGTCTGTATAGAGTGCCTTGATAAATGTTCTATACGGCTCTAGGGAGCCATCCTGTATGGGCCTAATCACATCATTGAATATCCAATTTTTCAACGGGTTGAATGTGTATAGGTGTTTAGGTGGCATCTTCCACTTGTACCCATTATAATTCTCACCTGTTAATTCAGTCATCCTTGATTTTAAAGCCACAATCGCCCCTCGATGGATTTCCTGACACTCATCAGCCCAAAAGAAAGTCAAATCGTATGAACCAAAACGGTCATAAAACGGATCGCTCGGGACATGTGCAATCTCTGTAAATAATACTTGACTACCTCCGTCAAAATCGCCATTACCTCTTGCCAGCGTGATGATCCCTTCCGCTTGGTTGTGGTGGTAGTCTACATCTCTTTTAAGCCCGTACATCCTCATAAACTTGAACATGGTGGCCATGGTGGTCATCTTTAATCGCTTCAGCTCTCTCCTGGCAATCATGTATCGACCACCTTCATTTTCTAATCCAGTGGTCAACACATATGCACTCCCCAACCAACTTTTTCCTCCACGACCTCCCCCGCCATAAAATACCTCTGATATTCCATTGTCTGACCGGAGTATTTCATAAGCCTCTGCTTGCTTTGGACTCAGATCAATATCAATCAATATCTGAGAATTACCCATTCGATACCTTGGCCTGTTTTACGTTGATGTTAAATACTCGCTGTGGCTGATCGGAAGGAGCGGAAGGAGCCGGCTGATTTCCATATCCTCTTTTCTTTCCTGGACCATTCAAGTAGAACATAATCATCGTTTTGTCACCGGTCTTGATATGCTTGAACAATTCAGCTTCCGCTAAGTCCAACAACTCATCCTGAATTTGCTCAACCTTCGCCTTAAAGATCGGATCGCCAGTCATGTGTGCATCATAGAACCATCGACTCACCTTCGCACTCTTACATGCATAGGAAATCAAGCCGGCATTCCGCTTTAATGCTTCCAGGAACTTAACCTTCTTTCGCTTCGTACTCGCCCGCTCCTTTTTTTTAGGTTCGGTTTGATTGTTTTTATTCTCACTCATTTCACTTAAATTTTTAGCCCTAATAATTGTTTTCATTTTTCGTCGTCGCTGTCTTCTGGGCTATCCTCCCCTCCTGCCAACACCAGCTTCTTTGCTGATCGTCTTCATCACATCCTTAATGATAAATCTCGCTTCTGACGGTACGCTTCCTACAAACATCTATTGTTTAAATAAATCCGGGACTGCTGCTGGTTGCCATTCTCTTACCTCATACCCATTCGCTCGTAACCAATTAGCAACCAACTTCCGATGACACGTCTCATCTGACTTCTCAAAACAACACAAGGCAATCGGCTTACCATATCCGGTCAACTTGGCTAGTTCTTCGACCACATCCGTAACAACCAAGTTTTTGAGAATCTTCGCGAACTCAACGTTGTATTCGGATGCCTCCATTTTTAACATGTCCCGTCTGGGTGCTAATTTTAGGTACCTCAAGTAAGGTGCCTTTACAAACCTGGGAGGATAAGCAGAAATGTTTACCGGAACAATACCGGCCTCTCTTAGCTTGTCCACTCGTGAATGATAACTGGTATAAATCATAACTTTTACATATTTTATTCACCTATAAAGATAAATAAAATTATACTATAATCAAACTAAATACTTAATATTTTAAACGCTCTGATTGAGTTTATTTTATTCTTTTGTTCTCCAATCGTTCGTCTCTGATCCTCTGGGCATTGATCATCCGATGGGGCCAAGCAAACAGCAAAGCGAAGAACGTAATCATCTTCAATCTGGACTTTAGCCCACTCGTATCCATCGATTCGAAATCTTCTATATCCTTGCCCGTCTCTTCAATAATCTGATCCAATATCTCATGAACGGCACCGGAAGCCCAAGCAAAGTACCAAGTACCAAAGCCAATCGAAAGATAGATCGTAATCAAATAAAGTAACAGATTCATATCAATCCAATTTTTTCAACAACCATTCTATACCAGCTTTATAATGCTTTAAGGCTACTTCATCATAGAAGTCATTACTGCCATTATAAGGCACTCTAAATGCGTATCTATCTATTTGCTCATCAATTTCCTTTTGTG